GGCGCAGCGTGTCGCTGGTGATGCTGATGGTCTGACTTGAGGCCGAGTTGTTGTAGACGACGACAGTCGTGCCGATTGGGAAGGCCACCGACGCGTTCGCGGGGATCGTCACCCCACCGGTGATGGTGACGTGCTTGCCTTGGTCTGCGAGAACGAGGGTGTAGCCGGAGCCTTGGGCATTCTGCGGAAGACCTTTGTAGCCAACGGCGTCGGCGAGGTCGGAGGAAGTAATGCCCCCCGTTGAGCTGATGCGGAGCCGCTGACTGCCGTTGGTGTGGAGGATCATCGAATTTGCGCCGCCTGCGTAGAGCAGCATAGCGGTCGAGGAAAACAGCGATCCGTTAACGCCGTCGTGCACAAGATCGACTTGCTGGGTCCCGGTTCCGGCACGAACAGTGCCCCGTGCGTCGATTGCTTGCGAGGGCGCGCTGGTCCCAACCCCCAAGCGGTTGTTGGTGTCGTCCCAGAAAAGGTTCGTGTTGTCCTGCGAGTAGACCCCCGACGCACCAGCAAAAACAACCGAACCCGACGTGAACGCCGTGGCGGTGCCTGTGCCGCCGTTGGCGACAGGCAGCGTGCCCGTGACCTGCGTGGTGAGGCTGACGCCGGAGAGCGTACCGCCAAGGGTGAGACTGCCGGAGCTGGTGACCGTGCCAGTCAGGGTGATGCCGTTAACCGTGCCGGTTCCGCTGACCGAGGTGACCGTACCGTTACCGGTGCCCGCGCCGATGTCCGAGCGGAAGTCAGCCGCCGTGCGCGCAGTCACCGTGTTGTCAGCATTGAGACGCAGGAAGGTGATCGCAGACGGGTTGGTAAGGGTGAAGATATTTCCGCCGACCGTAGTCGCCCCGAGGTTGGTGCGCGCAGCGGGTGCCGCCGTAGCGCCGGTGCCGCCACTAGCAACAGCCAACGTCCCGCCGAGGGTGAGCGTGCCGGAGGTCGTGATCGGACCGCCGGTGAAGGTAAGACCGGTCGTGCCCCCAGACGCCTGAACGGAGGACACCGTGCCGGTCGCCGCCGCAGTCGAGGCGAGCAGACGCACGACGTTCGAGTTGTCCTTGAAGAACAGGTTCCCGTCGCGGTAGTTCAGCGCCAGTTCGCCGTACACGAGGTTGCCCGCGCTCGGCGTCGCCGACAGGGTCGCGCTGCGGTAGAGCTGGATCGGGGAGAAGCCGCTCTGGGCCATCAGTCGTTACTCCAAAAGCAAGCAGCGGCGACGCGCGGGGAGGGGTGAGAGAAACCACGCGCACGCCGCTGCCGCTCGGGGGAAGCGCGCCCCGAGATCATTCGTCACCTATGAGGACTGGGATGTCGTCCAGCGCCGGCTCGGGCGCTGGGACGAGCGAGGGGCCGCCCTCGTACAGCGGCGTGTCAGGCCGCGCGTAGCGCAGGGCGATGTTCTCCGGCTGCCGTGCGGGCAGGCGGTACGGGTCGTACGCGTCGACGTCGACGCGGCACACCCGAAGGCCGGGGTAGTTAGGATCGGGGACAAGCTCGCCGATCGGGAACTTGCGGCTGCAGCGCCCGCAGATCCCAATCGCGAGGGACGAGTTGCCCGTGGTGTCCAGAAAGACGCTCATCGGGTGTACATCGCTATGTTGGGCAGGATGCTCATCGGGCTGTTATCCCGCTCCTCCTGCTGGGCGAAGTAGAGGGCCTCCTTGGCCTTACCGTCGAGCAGGGGGATCATCTGCGGATCGACCTCCACGTACTCCATGGCGAGCTTGGCGGCGAGCATGGCTACGATCGCGTCGTACCAGCGCTGCGGCACCTCGATCTCCTGCGTCATGCTGCCCACGTCCATAATGTAGCGCTGACGCCAGAGGACGATCTGGTAATCCTCGGCGGCGCTGTTCGGAACCGGCCAGATGTGCATGACAGGCCGCTGCACCTGCCGGTCAAACCAGAACTGCAGCGGCCTATTCGACTGGAAGCTCTTGTTGGGGAGGTTCGTGTAGTCGTCGCGGTTCAGCCTCGCCAGCGGGATCTCCGTCGGCGTGTTGCCGAGATAGATGCGGCTGAAGCCGAGGCTGCCGCTGGTTGCCAGCACGCGGAAATAGGGGGCGGCCACACTGCTGTCGAGATCGAACCAAGTCCACTCACCTGCTGATGCGGTTGGGGTTTCGGTCTGGATGGTCGTCCACGAGACGCCGTCGTCACTGCGCTGCAAGGAGAGCGGCACGCCCGCCGCGCTCCACTTTACGCCCACAGTCGTGACGAAGGTAGGCGTCGAGAAGAAAACCGTGCGTGACGTACTGGTGTCGGTGTCGACACCCGTGACCTGCTGCAGCGTGCGCAGGTTGGTGTTCAGCACGTCGAGGGTGCCGAGGTCGAGCATCACGTCGCTCACGCCGTTGTAGAGCGGGTATAGCTGCTTCTCGATGCACCAGAGCTGGATGCCACGGTTAGAGAGGTCTGAGAGCAGCAGGTAGAGCTGGTCCTTGGCAACCTCGACGTGCTCAGCACTCAGCGACTGCGGAGGCAGCTTGCACCGACGCGCGGCGTTCTCGATCACCTTGCGGGTGTCGAAAGTCGTCTGCGATACTGTCCCCGAATAGGCCATAGGTTTCTTGCTCGTTGGTTATGAGCAGCAGCCTGCAAAGCGAGCAAGCATTTCTGGCCCTGAGAGTATACAGTACGTGGTCTTATGGGGCAACGGTGTCTTATCGCGCGCGCGGCAGCCGCTGGACTGCTGGGCCGCCAATGTTCTCCGGGCGTCGCTGCAGCGGCGCCGGGCGGGGGGCCTTGGTCACAGGCATGACAGGGACCGCCGGCTTAGCGGGGGGCTGCTTCCCGCCGAGGCGGGGCATGATCGGGACTGACGGCTTAGCGGGGGGCTGCTTCCCACCGAGGGACGGCATGATCGGGCGACCGACGAGGCCGCCGGCGGCCTTGAGCATGGGCTCGCGGCTCGCCACGGGCACGCCGCGCTTCTTGGGTGCGGGGACCTTCGCGCCGGCGGCACGCGCCTCGCTGAGGGCGATAGCCTTGGCCTGCTTCTCGCTGGTGACTTTCGGGCCCTTCTTCGAGCCGCTGTGCAGCTCGCCGCGCTTGAACTCGCCCATGACCTTGGAGATCTTGGCGGCGCCCTTGACCTTGCCGCCCTTGGCGTAAGCCTCGACGCCGCCGCCCTGCATGTAGCGCATGCGCGTGCTGTCCTTAAAGCCTTCCATCTCGCGGCGTTCGCGCATAGCTTCCCGCGCGGCGCGGAACTCGAGGGCCTGCATGCGCGCGGCGCTGTCGAGCTGGGCCTGCGACGGCTCACGCGCGGGGATGTTTTCCGCCTCTCTGGCGGCGCGCTTGAGCGTTACGGCGAGGCGGTTCTGCGAGGGCAGCTTGTCGCTATTGTCAAGGCGGACGCGCAGGATGGGCTTACCTTTAGGCTCGGTGGGGCGACGGTTCATGCTACTTGCCTTTCTTAACGGCGAAGGAGTTATCGATCAAATTCGGATAGGGGCGACCGGCAGCCTTGGCGCGGCGCTTGGCGGCGGCCTTCTGCTTGACGCTGAGAGACTTCGGCTTGCGCTTCTTGCCGCTCTTGGTCTTAGGCGCGTCGGTTTCCCAGAAGGGCTTCTTGTCCATGTCAGCAATCCCACTTTCTGAGGGCGAGCGCCTTGCGGGTCGGTCGGCCCTTGTCGTCCTTCATGGGCCCCTCCATGCCACCCATACGCGCGCAGAAGCTCTTGCGCCGGGCTGCCGCCTTGGGGGATTTCTTGGCCTGCTTCGCGCTCACAGGCGGCTTGATGTCCTGTCCCTGCGCCTTGAGCGAGGCCCGCCCCTTGGCGTTGAGGCCGCCCTCGGGGTTCTTGCCTTCCTTGCGCGTCCACGCGCCTCCGCCCTCAGCCATCTTCTTGACGGCGAAGCCACCCTTGGCGAAGCGTGCCGGTGCGCCCATCTGCGGCGAGCCCATGGCCGATCCCAAGCCCTGCGGCATCGCCTGTGGCATGGGCTGCGGCGCCATCTGCGGCATGGGCTGCGGCATCTGGGCTTGGGGAGCCATGGGCATTGGCTGCTGGGGCGCGCGCATGCCCGCGCGGAGCGCGTCCTGCAGCTGTCGCTGGGCGTCCGATACGGTTTGCGCGAAGGGTGTCATCACAGTTCACTTGCCTCGCTTCTCATCGACGGCCCCCAAGTAGACATATCGATCACGCGGCCCACGGGGGCGCGACCGAGACAGCAGACTGTGCGTACTGCTCCCTAAACCAGTCTGCGATCTGTTGTTGAGCGACGGACCACACGGAAAGGTCCGTGTCGCGCTGCACCCAAGACATGACGGTGCTTTCAGGGATATCCGCCAAGGGCGTGACGTTGCAGCCCAGCGTCATGTCCAGCGGGGTCGTGCCTGCTACACCCATGGTCAAGTCGCCATCGGTACCCGCATAGTGCCACCTCACAGCACAGACGATGTCGTCGTGCCCCTCATACCGGGGCAGTACCTGAAGCTCGGTGATCTGGAGGGTGTAGGTAATCGCCATATATACCCCCTAGAACACCATGGCCCGAGCCAGCAGGGTGCCAGTGTTCTGCAGGACGTAGATGAACTTGAAGCCCGACGCGGTTTCTTGGAAGCCGAGGAAGCTACCGATGGTCGCAGTACCCTGAAGGAACGGAGTGGACACAGCCCCCCGAATTTTCTGTGTGTTGATGTCGTACTGCATGACGCGGACCGGAGCGCCCGTAGCCGAGCGGGTCGCGTAGATCGTATCGACCCCATCATAAGCATACGAGGAACCCGTCGTGAACAGTTCCGCCTGCGGGCTCTGGAACCTGCCGAACTTCCACCGCCCAGTGCAAATATCGTATTCGTCGATCTGGTTCGTACCACCCCCACGAATGGAGTACATATACCGACCGGCCTTGGTGGCGTCAGAGTTACCATATGCCCACAGCAGTTGGGTGTTGCCTGCGCGGGCGGGTGCCCCGAGGATGGCGTAGGCCGTAGTCGTGTCCGAGTTAGCCGTATTGGCAAGCTGGTTGGCTGTGTTGGAGTTACTCGACGCCTCGGTGGCTAGGCCCGTACCCGCCGTGAGCCTCACACGCTTACCAGCCCAGAAGTTGACCGGCCAGTTCTTGGTCGTGTCGTTGACGACACCGGTACCCGCGCTGGTAGCCACACCCCAAGTATCCGCGATCTCATAGTACGTCGTCGCATCGGGGGTGAAGCTCTGCGTAGCAAACGTCAGCGTCGTCTCGGTATTCGACGTGATCGTGATGCGCGCACCGTAACCAGTGCCCGCTTCGATCCTGAAGACGTAGTTGGCCCACTGGTTGGGTACCCAGCTCTTGGTGTTGTCCACCAGCGTCGTGGTAGAGCCACCCGTGGCGAACCCATACGGTTTCTGGTTCTCCTCCCGGTTCTGGGAGTCAACACCAAACACCTTGCTGTCGTAGATGACGTACTTCGATGTGCCGTTACCGCCTGCGGTGATCGTCCCTACCGTAAGGGTATTTGCCGTGTTCGAGATGATCCAACGCGTCTGGGTAGTCGGGGACGTACCGGCAACGTTAAGCTGGACGAGGCGTCCCGCATGCTCGTTAACGATCCAATTTTTGGTAGGGTCGTAGATGGTAGTCGTACTCTGCGCCGCCGCGTTGTTCATGTTGGCGGTAGCGGTCGTAGCCACGCAGAACGTGTTGACCGCCGGAACGCCAAGGATCGTATAGGCCCCGTTCCACGCCGCCTCAGTGCAGCCCGCGAAAGTCACGACGTTGCCCGCAGCTAGGAAGTGGTTGGTAGCCAGAGTGATGAGCGCAGTGGGGCCGACGGTGGTGATCTCGATGGTGCAGCCTGTGCCGGTACCACCAGTGGTCGCGCGCCCAGCACCAACCGTGAAACCCGTGGCAGTGCCCGTGTGGACCAGTTCAATGCCGGTGACGACGCCGCCGGGGGCAATCGACGTTACGCGCACCTGCGCACCGGTGCCACCAACAGAACATGTCAGGACGTCACCGATAGAGTACCCAGTTCCACCCGCCGTGGGTGCGGCGGCGACAGCTTGAACACCCGAAGCAATCCGCACACCAGTGTTAACCCCGAACGGTTGCCACCCAGCCATAGTGCAGGAGATATTGGCGACAATGCCCTGATCGAACGAG